TGCACTGGTGCGTTCACACCGTCAATTCTGTTTAGTATGTTTCTTATTTCTACCATTGATTCCGCTATCGGTGAGTTGCCCATCTGCATCTGTGTCCTGTCGTTTGTGAATTGTGTTGTCTTGGCCAGACCCCTGCTACCTGCACTGGCTGGTGACTGGATCTGTTTGCCTGCGGACACGTGTCCCGTGTCAGTCATTGCCACCTTGGCGTCTATGTATGATCCGTAGTTGTAAGGTATACTGCTCATATGCAGTATTTATTTTTTTTCTGCTGGGTCTAGATCGTTTGTAAACTTGTCTTCTGAGGGTATTTCCACTTCTTCACCCATTTCGTCCTCGTCATCAAACTCTGGGTCCAACATTTCAACTTCACCGTCTGTGTCTAATTCGTCGTCTGCTTCTTTGTCGTCTGCTTCTGCATCTGCAAGAACTTCTTGTTCTGCTGGTGCCTCGGCCTGTTCAGCGTCTGCTATGATTTCAGTAGTTTCTGGAGTCTTGATGAGAATGTTTGATGATTCTTCATTGTAAACTGCTTCATTGTCTGAGATTGTGTTGTAAAGTTCAACCAAGGCAGTGTCTTCTGCGCCTTTGATGTACTCCGCGATATCCTTAGTGATAACTTCTCTGAATGATTTTGAGTCATATGTTTGTTCTTCTTTTTGTTCCGTCTTCAGTTCCGCCAACTGTGCTTCTAACTCTGCTATCTTGTCTAGTCTGTTGACCTCTTCGTTGACTTCTTTCTTGATTGAAGTGGCAATGGAGTCATCTGCGTCTGATTCTTTGATTGCTTTTGTTATCACAGATTCCGCTTTTGGCTCTTTCGTGATTGATTCAACCAGTGCTTCTGCTTTCTTTGAATGTTTCACCGGTTCAACATACTCCTTGATGCCTGCCAGTTTGGCTATGTCGGCCAATGTTACTTCTTTGTCATCTAGCACTTTAGGTGCTTTGCCTGCCGCTTCCATTAATTGAGCTCTTTCCTCTTCTGGAGTTACATTACTCATTGCGTTTAAACGTGCTACTAGGTCTCTGAAACTTGGTGTTGTGCTCATATGAAGTATTTATATTTGTTTTGTTTTTATTTAAGACGTTGTTTAAGGTTCACCGCAAGTTTTGATTCGTATGCCATGCCCTCGGTGTTCATGAACTTGGTGTATTTGTCCTGTAGGCCTGCCACGTGCCCTAGATCCTTGCCTGAACTTAACCTAACCTTGGCATCTGATAGGTCTTTTTCTATCATTTTTGCCAGTTCATCGTTGCCTGAATCCTGTGCCATCTCTAGTGCCGTGTTCATTGCATTCACTGCCGGTATTGAATTGTCTATAGCGTCGTTGATCGAGTTCACTCCAGCCAAACCTGCAACAATCACGCCCGCCATTGCTAGACGTTTGCCCCATTCTCGGATGCCTTCGTCCAATGCCGCTTCTCTTAATTTGTCGTAGTTCTTTGAAAGGTATGCCCTCGCCACCCTCTCGTCTGATGTCTTGAATGCTGACTTCTCGTGTTTGTCCAACACGTCATAAACCATTTTGCCATCCTTGCCCCTGTACATTGACACGTAGGGTTTGATGGTTGCCTCTTCATTTGTTTCTTTCCTGTTCTCTTTTGCGATCTCTTTCTCCACCTCGTTCACTTTCTTCTTGAGGATCCTCATCATGCCAGGTTTGGTGTCAACGTCCGCTGTTTTAGTTTCTTTGGACAGTATCTCATCTAGATGTTTTTGTATGACACCTGCGTGTTTCTGCATCAATGACCCGTCTAGTTCTTCCCTGTATGGATTCAGTTTCTGGTAGTCCTCGTAGTGGTAAACTGCCTGTAAGTAGTCCGCCGCTAAATTCAATTTTGTCTGTACCCATCCTTCTAGATCATCACCCTTGTTGATCATGTCAATCAATTCAATTGCCATCTTGGCAGTCTGGTACAACTGTGATTTGCTCATGTGTCCCTCGCCCGCGTCTTCCGAAACTGATTCAGACGCTTGTACTCTTGAAACTTTTTTCTGCAATGGCGTGCCTTCGAAATCCTGTTGGAACACCAACATGGCCGACGCTATGTGTGGATCATCATCTATCATATCTAGCACGGCTCTTATCGTCTTCACAGTGAAGTCTGAACCTGATACATCCTCTAGCCCGCCTGTGTAGTGCGTGGCGTGTTGTGAGAAATCTGAGGCTTGTCGATGTCCTTCATCATTCATCAGCATATCTTCATCGCCGAATTTTTCCTCCACACCCAACACATCACTTGCAAAGTCATCTATGTTTTGTGTGGCATGTGCTTTCTTCAGGTATTCTTTGATTTTTGGAATAAATTTATGGTATTGATCCTCTATGGCACTTGGATCATCGCCGATTTCTTCAACACCATCTAGTGCCATTGAAGAATAATCATTTGCTGTGTCAATCAACCACTTCTTGAACTGCTGTCTCTCCTGTGGTGTCAAAGGAGTTTTGTCCACGTCGCCGTATTTCTCAACGTTGTCCGCATATTCATCACTATTTTCAAAATCAAAATACTTGTCGCCCTCGTCCTCGTTGGCTGTCTTCAGTGCGTCAGCAACGTCTGGTTGCTGTGACAACCCTTTTTTAACTTTCTCGATTGTGTTTGATGCTCCAGTGTAGTTGTCTTTGTATCTCTTGTCAAAAGCAATACCTTTTGCCATTTTAATCTCTTTGTCTGTGGCAGGTGTGTCTGTTCCCTCTGACATGCCGTCGTCATCGTAAGTGCCCGCCTTGGAACCCGCCGTGTAACCGTGTACACTTTTCACATAGTTTGATGCCAGGTCAATCTTCTTGGCCACCCAAGATTCCATCTCGGCCGCGTCATCTATCATGTTGTGTATCTTGATCGCGTGTGTGCCAATCTTCAACAATTGGTTCAAGGCCATTCCTGCCTCATACGTGTCCGGCTTTGGCTCCGGCTTCTGCATCATGTGTGATAATTCGTTGAACTTCATTTTAGTTAAATCCTAAGTGTGTTACTTCTGGATATTTAGCCATGATTTTCCTTGCTATCTCGTTGTGTGCTTTGACCATCTGGTTCATGTGACCCTCTGGCTTGCCACCTGATATCATGTTGCCGTCCCTTGTGGCTGGTTCTTCTGGTGATCTCTTGCCAATGTTCTTTTGTAACCATTGTGTGGTCCTTGCTATGAATTCTTTTGCTGGCACAGGACTCTGGTCCTCGAAATCCGGATTGTATCCAAGTGCGTACAAGAACTGTCTCATACTGGCGTTGCTCATGTATGGGCTCTCCACTTCCTTGTCGTCCTGGTATGCCTTTGGGAATGTCCATAGATTTTTCTCTGTTGGATGCTTGTGGTATGCGATCATTTCTGCGCCTTCTCTGATGAATTCTTGTGCCCTCATACCAATATTTATGCGGCCTCGTCTTCGTATCTACAGTGTTTACACACCTCTATTTGATACTCCCTGCCGTCGTAATCCTGCTCTGTCCTGTACAATGGACCGTCGTGTGCGTCGTTTCCGCAGTTGAGACACTTCACTATCCATTCTGTCTTAAGGACTAATGGTTCCATTATGCTAATGGGCCGCCAAACAGGCTCGTACCTTTCAATTTGTGTGCACCTTTGGCTGTGCCATCTGGATTCTTGGGTTGCACTACTTTTGGTAATCTAGGTGCCCTTGTTCCAGATCGGCCCGGTGATCCCGAATAGGCCTTTGAGAATCTGTCTTTGCCTATGGCAATGTGTGGACTGACCACACTTGCTATGTTTCCTGCACTGGTGGCGCCCGCAGTTGCCTGCTCTTGCACCCTACGTATGATTACTTCGTTGATCTTCATGCTGGGGTATTTAGCCTGTGATACGATGACCAAAATTGCAGACCCTCTTCCTGCAAATAAATTCTACCGGGCCTAACTTTACCAATGTGCCAAATACCATATTTTCTGCTGACAGTCATTTCCATGGTAAAGTTTCCTCCTCTCCTGCACATTAGAATGTCGTCCGGCCAGTGCTCCTTGCCTGAAACCAAAAACTCTTTAGTAAAATAGGGTGGGTACGACTGTCGATTTAACAGTTGGCGGTACGACTGTGATAAGCGAGATCTGTCCATCTTCTGAAAACGGTACAGTCTTTTCCAGTTTTTTTCCTGTAACAAACAATCTGGCAACAGGTTTATTCTATGGAACATGATCCACGAATACTTCGTCATAAATCCGTTACTGTAATTGTTGTTATCATTTTCAACTTGAATTGTAATGCTTTTGCCAAGATACTTTTCCTCTATTTCTATAAAGAAAAGTTTTTCCGGATATTGGAAGATCTTGGCGGTCTTTATTTTAATGCTATCAGATAGAATTATTTCTGCCACGAGATTTTCACCACTATGTATTCGTATGACAGCATCGCGTTTGTATCTGTTGTAAGTGAAAGCGAGTGCGAGAATGTGCTTCATGCTGAAATAATTATTTGGATTTCTTGCGTCCGCTTTTCATGTTGGCACACCAGTGGTACATCTTGGCCTTCTCGCCACTGCTGTTTTTTGCTCTTTTACGCAGTGCTGTGACAGATCCGTTGCAACTGGCACCTGATCTTTTGACCCTGCCAGGCCTGCTCTTGCCCTTCTTCTTGCCGTCCGCGAAGTTCTCGTTGAACTCCTTCCAGTCTAACTTCAATTTTTTCACGTTCATGTATTCACCGCCAACTGGCACATCCTTTGTGGCGTTCTGTTTTGTGATAATACCAACGCCAGCGGCCTCCTTCTTGGGCCTACCGTGTTTGTTGTGCTGTGCCCACGCCAGTGCGTATGCCCCAGACTTGCCGAATTTCTTCTTCAGTGCTTTGACCTGTTTCTCCCTGCCTGGTGGTGCCTCTTCTTCTATGTCTTGAGGTGGAACAATTTGTGCCTTTATGGAATTAGCACCTGCTTTCTTATGTCCCCAGAAACGATGGTGTCCATCGATGACTTGGTAACCGTTCTTGTATTTTCTTGCAAGTATAGGTCCCATGGGTTTTTTACTTTGTACAGCCTTTGCTATTTGATCCACTTTGGCCATGCTCTTAGGGTCTCTCATCTTGTCTTCGGGTTCGAACCCAACCAATTGTTTAATAGGAATGTTGACTTGTGGGCCTGTGGCTTTGTATTTTTCCACGCCGATTGCACCAAAATATTTTGGGTCTGTTGACAGTTTTATTTTGTTTTCGTTTGCTCTGTTGTTGCCCTTGTTCTTGAAATCATATCTGTTGTTTGGACCAACACCTGGTTTGTGTATCAACCCCATTGTGTCTGCCGTGTGTGGCATTATTATGAATTCAGTTATCGGCATCTTGGCATCTGCGGCCGCTTGTTTGATCTGGTCTAACTTTCCTTTGGCATTTGCATCACCTCTGGCGGCGTTTTGTTTTATTGTTTTCCATTCAGTGTCCATGTACTCCTGCCATGCCGCTGGACTCATGCTCCGCAAAGGCGTAATTTTATCACCGCCAGCGGCTTTGGTTTTTGCATCTTGTCTAGGATATTGTTTTAAATTCGTTGATGTGAAAATGTTTGGTTCTGCAGGATTTGGTCTTTTTCCCATTGCTCTTAATTCTGGACTGTCCAACAAGTAAGGCATGACTGCTTTTGCCTGTCTTAATGCATTCCAGTCTATTCTCTCTTGAACTATATCTCTTATCTTCATTTTTTCTTCCTGCCCGCACAGTGGGCCTTCTGTGAGAATCCCTTTGGGTTGCTACAGTTTATGGACTTCTTGTATTTCTTGCTCCAGCCTTCTACCCTATACGGGTATGCCATCATGGAATGGTATCCCATACTTGCTCTGCCCTTGGCCCTTCTTTGCTGTTTCTTAAGTATATTGTCCACGTCAGGGTGAACATACTTTGTGGCCAGTACCTCCCTGATCTTCATTTTACAGATCTTTCAGGGATGACAATTTATCTTGTGCGTGTGCCAGTGCTTCCAGTTTCTTTTCCGCAGTAACAACATAGTCTATGTGTTCTGCTACACCGATTGGTTTTGCCATGAAAGTTCTTAGGTCCGCTTCTGCCACAGCAACGTCGCCTTCTAGTTTTTTTATGAGTGCTTCTTTTATCATGTCAATATTTATTCTTTATTCTGTTGCTCTCAAAGTAATCACACCACAGGCCAATCTTTCACCTGCGTTTCCAGTTTTTAGACTTTCGGCGTCTCCGCCCTTGCCTAGGTCATCCTCGTCTTCATGCACTACAAATCCTCTACCTATCACAGATCGTTCTCCGATCAGATCCACTCTCTTTGCTTCTATTGTGAACTTGGCAGTCCCTGATTCGTCTGCTGTGATATTGCCAAGATCGCCCACGTGGCCTTCGTTGATGTCACCGTGATCAACTCCGTCTGGGTTGTAGTGTCCGCCCATGCTCTTACAACCATCTGACATGTCGCCAAACTCGTGTATGTGGAATCCGTGAAGTCCAGGCTTCAGTCCTGTGATGGTACCCTTTACTAGTGTTGACGTTCCTGATGCTTGTATAAGCAGGATAGACCCCTTTACAGAGTCAGAATGCTCCAATATACACTGTGCCACTGTTGTTTCCTGTGCTTCGGTAATTGCATTTACTTTACTGCAACTACACTCCTTTGCCTTGGTTCTGGGACAACTTGTTTCTGTGAATTCTAATGCTCGCATTGTGCGAGTATTTATTTGTTTTTGGGCATTGGGTTTTCGCCAGTGAGTCTAGGTTGTGCGAACCATAGTTTGAACCACTCTTGTGTGCCCGGTTTGATGTTGTGCTTTCTCTGATACTGTGATTTCTGTGTGCCAATGTAGGATAGGTTCTCGCCCATTGAACTTTCCGTAGATAGTTTATCTACGCCTGCCAACTGTTTGATCCTCTCTAGTTCGTCCACTAGATGGTCCAGTCCTTCATCTGTTGTTTTGTAGGTTTGTGTGCCTTTACTTTTTCCACCTTGCCACCTTTGGCTAGGAACTTCTTCATCTTCTCGTCTAGTTCTCTCTGTAGTTCCTGAGGTGTCTTGGGTATTTCACCTGTTGCGTATGGTCTATTGATCCCGCTGAATTTTGGCATAGTCTTCCAGTCCTTTCTGAACTTTGTTAAGTGAGTCTCTGTTTGCTTGATATAGTATTCCGTAACCTCCGGCCGCCTGCCACTTCTGTATGTTGACTGGCCTGTCGTCGATTAGGATGTTGGGTGTACCTGTGCCCTTGTCTTTGGCATAAGTTTCTTTCCTACCAGTGACAATTATATTGTCAGGTTGTTCGATGTTATTTGAAATCCATACTTTTTTATACTTGGCACTGTTATCATGGTCACCCCTCAATGGTGACGTGTTAATTGAAAACTTACCACCTGTGAATTTCTTCACCATTTCTATCAGTGCATCTGCTGTTGGGAATTTTGGTAGCACTGCGAAGAAGTCTGTGCCAGTGATTCTATCTATGACTTGTTTCTTCAAGTCCTTTGTTTTGTCGTTTGTTAATTCCTTCCAGTGTTCAACACCATAAAGGAATTCAACTCCACCAAAGAAGTCTGCTAGGACTCCGTCCATGTCAAGATATACGATTGGCTTTGCATCTTCCATATCCTCATTATACAACTTTTTGTTGTTCTCGTCAACTGTCTTACCAAACTGGTCCTGTATCTTGTCGTAAAGAACTTTACCTTTGTCGCCACCCATTATGATCTTGCTGAATTCGTGTTCCTGTCCCTTCATTGCAAGTTCTCTGGCCTTGGATGCAGAAACACCTGTGATGTCACTTGCGTCTGGATCACGTTGTCCTGCACTGACAACTTGAATGCTGTCAAATGTGTATTCAACATTTCCAGACTTGGTTGGTTTTCCGTTGTACTGATTTAATAATTTTTGGAATTCCATTACTCTGTCGTCGCCTGCAACCATTATCACTTTTGTTCTACCTTCCTGCTCAAGCACCTTCATCACTTTGATTATAGTGTTTGCCCTGATATCTCCAAAACTTAATTTAGGATCCGATTGGAAATGTTGTCTCATGTAACTTAATTTTGTTGTGAAATCTATTGGATCTTTAGCAGTGCCACCTGTGTGTGCTAGGAACACATACCCCTTGCCATTTACCTTATTGGCAACAGATTGTACTTTCTGTATTAACTTCTCGTGTCCTATTGTGGGTGGATTGAATCGGCCAAAGGCAAATACTGCGGTTGAACGATCGTCCTCTCTAAGAAACAGTTCCCTGAGATACATCGTATTCGCCTTGCTTTATGTTTTCTAATTCTCTATCTGATATAATTTGTGCAACCTTTTGTCTGGTCTCTTTTGGGAACATTGTTGCAACGTCGTCCTGTGTTGTGCCAAATTCTTTAACATATTCCTTTGCGGCATCATCAACAAGATACATCCAAAGTTTCTGTGCCTTGTCATGATCATACACATTCTTTTTTAGTTTCCTACGGATGTTGCTTATGATTGGCATGAAACGTCTACGATACAGTTCTTCGTTGTTCATAATGTAAGAATCCAGCTCGTTTACAGCGTCTGAGTCTATGTTTTCTGAAATAAATTGTGATGCTCTCATACAAGCGTATTTATTAGTAAAGATTCTCTAAAAGCCACATGTAGAACGGTGATGCGAATGTGAATTTCCACTCACCTTCGTGTCCCAACTGTGTGACGTTCTTGAAAAATTCGGGAAGTTCTGCACCAGACTCACGTTGTCTGGCGGCCCATGGTTCAGGGTATCTAGGAGTGTACACACCATCGTAGACAAGTCCACCGATGTTTATCTCGTCGATTTCTATACTCTTTATGTGAAGCACTTGATCTTTGATAATTTTTCCGTCTTCGTCCGCCACGGTCTGTGATTCAATCTGTTCAGGCCATACAATGCCATGGTCATTTTTTGTGTTGGTAAGTTCGGCCTTTCCTTGTTTTCCTGATCTATTGATTATAAGACTGTATTCCTGGCCTTCTGCCATTTCGTATTCAAATTCTAAAAGGTCTGGCTTATCAAGTGAGCCTGTGATGTCCTTTTTGAACATACTCTGGTCATTGATCAGGATCTCCACATGTGGAGGCCTGTCCCACATTGTGGCATATAGTTCCAGTCTAAACTTTAGTTTTTCGGTTGCCATTCGAATTCTAATCCTGCTGTGTGTCCTGTGTACGGTATATTTACGTCATCACGGAACAGCTCTATGAACAATTGGGTACCTGGTACCTGCACCTTAAGATACTTGTCGTTTTTTTCCAGTACTTCTGCTTCCTTGGTCTTGTCGTTGTTCGTGCATGTTATCGTTATTGTTTCCATTTATACATCCTTTCAAATTTTTCTGTTATCTCTATCCTACGTCCGCCCTGTGCTTCAAATTCACTTATGAATTGGTCTATTAAATTTGCGGCCAATCTTCTGTACTCTGACAAAACATCTTGACATAGTTTCACAATAGATTCCTGAGGCTCTGATTCAACTATCGTGTCAACAGGTACACTGTCAATCCAACTTCCTGCCTTGCACATGTCGTTTTGTATCTTGTGTAAATTTTTTGTGGTTTTGAATGTGGGCAAAATCCTGCGTGACTCATCCACAAGTATGCACATCAGTGTGCCAAAATAATCTTCCTTGAAGATATCTTTTTGCATTGTGCTATATCAATATGCCAATTATGTATCCACCCAACAAAAATGCCAACACATATTTTGTCCATGTAGTCCAATGTTTCTCTACTTTGTATCCATTTTCTCTTAGGCATAACACGTGGGCGTCGATTGATTCCGCGGTTACTTTTACGTCAACTGTTTGTATGTTTTCAATTTCATTATCTGTCATTTAATAATTGTACTACAATTTGGGTATGTGTCAACCAAGTCGGTCTTGCTAGAATCTAGCAGTAGTGCGAGTTTTATGAATTTGTTAGTACAGAACTGATAGTTCCAGCAGTCACCGAAGTGGCTTTTGCCCTGATCCAAACAAAATTGCCTGTGAAATTTGCAGTCGAGATGAGTGTGCTTTGATCCGCAGTGAATGTTGTTCCAGCAATATCAAAGTAATCATCTTCGGTTGGCGTTGTTGCTAATGATCCCTGCATCTTGATTGATCCGGTCATCGTAGCATTTACTTGGTATGCCACAGTGTGTACACCATCTGGTTGAGAAAAGTATCCATCACCTTTTGCTTTATCTGAAACGAAACCTGTATGATCCAGTGTGGTGGTCGATGATCCATCCGATGTCTCTGTCGTCACAATCTCTTCGACGATAAGCTCGTTTGCAGAAGTTTCTGTTTTGACTGTGAATGTCTTGTTGTTGCTTGTTGTACCGGTCACTGTGATCAAGTCTCTTACGGCAAAACCTGCCAGACTTGTGCTTGTGGATGTGATCTTGTACTCGGTGCCAGTGGCAGTGAAACTAATATCTGTACCGGTGACGTTTGCTATGTGCGATTTTGACGCTAGTAATGTTGTGCTTGTCTGTGCCATCGTTGTTATTTATTCAGTATTTTTCCTTTTGAATCTGGCAGTCTTTGGACCAAGCCCGTACACAGCGGCCAATTCGTTTGGCTCCTGCCCGTCCACTGTGAGTACGTTTATATACTTGATCTTGTAGGCCTTGCCATCTGCTTCGCCTAGTTCTTCACATACACAGTGGTCTTCATCGACTTTCCTTACTCTCAACAGGCTCCTTTTGATAACGGGAGAGCCCATCCAGTTTTTCTGTATCATGCTTTCCACTATGCTCTGATCATTAAATATTTTCTTATCTCGTAGTTTTTTTATTGCTTCCATTTTTTACCTTTCTAAATTTAATTACTTTGTCTATCGCCTGCTGGGCCAACATGTATATTGGGGTCAGGTACTTCTCTTCTTTGACATAGAAGTATCCACCAAAACAGTACGGAGACTTGTCCTCAAGGAAGTCTATTATGTTGTAGTTAGATACCAAACAGTTGTCTACATTCCTTTCTAGAAACTCCCATAGGTTAGCCTTCTGTGTTTTACTCATCAATACCTGTGCGTCCTTCTTGAGATATACTTGGTATTGGTATTTGCCATGTGGCAGTCTCGTGCATCCTACGGTGTGCTTTCCTAGGTTCTTGAACTTTGGATCAACAGTCTCTGATCCAATCCAGAATTCCCAAAAACGTTCTATCAGTTCCTGTGACTTGTCCATGTTAGAATAGAATATGGTCTTCCTGTCCTGCATACGGAACTTGACGTTTTTCCTATTGGCCATTATGAAACTGGCAAGATGATTTACGTCTGGCAGTTCCTTGTAGTCGTTTTTTATCTTCATGAGATGTTCGTCCGTTGTGGGATAGAACATGAGACTACCAGGCAGTCGGAAAATTGTCTTGTGCCTGTACTTGCCGTAGTACAACTTATTGTGATTTTTTCTCATCAGATACCTCGGGTTTAAGTTGCTCTAATACCTGTGGCTCTTTCTTGGCTTTGAAATTCACTGTGAGTTTTGGAACAATGTCGTCCGATAGTCCTACTTCGACCATGCCACCTGCTGTTAGCTCTCCGAACAACATCATTTTAGACAAAGGTTTCTTGATCTCGTCGTCTATCACACGTTGTAGTGGCCTCGCACCCAGTTTTGCATCAAAACCTTTTGTCATCAAGAACTCGATTGCGTCATCAGTTGCGTTGACTTCTACATCTTTCTCCATTGTCATTGTGTTTAGTTCCTGCAAGAACTTCTTGACCACAGATCTCATTGTGTCTTTGCCCAGTTTGTCGAACTTGATCACTGCGTCTAGCCTGTTCCTGAATTCTGGTGGGAAGAACTTCTTGAGTGCCTTGTCATCCTCGCCTGTTCTCTCACTCTTACCAAATCCTATGTTGTTCCGCTCTTGTTCTTCTGCACCTAGATTAGATGTCATTATCAGTGTAATATTTCTACAGTCTGCTTTCTTGCCGTTAGAGCCAGTCACTGTACCATAGTCCATGACTTGTAGCAACATGTTGGACACATCTCTGTGTGCTTTCTCTACTTCATCAAACAGCACAACTGCGTGTGGATTCTTTTCAACTTCATTAATGAACATACCGCCACCCATGTTTGAGTCTTCATAGCCCACATAGCCTGGAGGAGATCCAATCAGTTTAGCGATTGAATGTTTTTCTTGGTATTCACTCATGTCAAACCTAATTAATTCAACACCTAGTGTTTTTGCCAGTTGTTTTGCAGTTTCAGTCTTACCACAACCTGTTGGTCCTAGGAACAGGAACGAGCCAACTGGTTTTGTTAGACTCTTGAGGCCTGCTCTTGCAACCAGTATCTTGTCTGTGATTGTGTTTATCGCCTTGTCTTGGCCATAAACCTGTAGTTTCATCTTCTCTTCCAATGTCTTCAAATTACTTGCCTGTTTCTGACTCAACTGCTCGATACTGATCCCTGTCATTACTGATATCTCATGTATTATTTCCTCATGGTCTATCTTACCATCTTTTACATTATTCAATCTCAATCTTGCACAGGCGACATCTATCACGTCAATCGCCTTGTCTGGCAGTTTCTTGTCTGCTATGAATTTTGTGGAGTAATCAACTGCGTCCTCACAGGCTTCGTCTGTGATCGTGCATTCGTGGAACTTCTCGTAATACTGTTTCACACCCTTAAGAATCTTTACTGATGTTTCTTTTGATGGTTCACCAACTTGTAGTCTCTGGAACCTTCTCATAAGTGCTCTGTCCTTCTCGAAATACTTCCTGTATTCTTCCCAGGTTGTAGAAGCAAGTACTTTGATTGATCCTTTCAACAGTGCGGGCTTCAACATGTTCGCCATGTCCATGTTGTTGCCCTGGCCTGTTGCTCCAGCACCCACTATCATGTGTGCTTCATCAATAAACAAGATAGACTTGCCTTTTTGATCCAATGCGTTAACGATCAGTTTCAACCTCTCCTCAAAGTCACCTCTGAATTTACTGCCCGCAATAAGACTGTTCACATCTAGACTCCATACAATATGGTCTTTCAAGTATTCAGGTATGTCGTCTTTGTTCTTTGCGATCCTCCTAGCAAGTCCTTCTACGACTGCTGTCTTACCAACACCCGGATCGCCTACTATCAATACATTGTTCTTGTTCCTTCTTGCAAGGATCTGTTTCAAATCTTCTGTTTCCTGCTCTCTACCTATCACGGGATCAATCTTTTTGTCAAAATATTTTTGATTCAAGTTCTCACAGTAGCTCTTCAGTATTCTATCTGCTTGATTGGGCCTCAGTTTCTGTTCTTGGCCTGCATCGACTGGGCCACCCATTCCGGCCATGCCCTCATCCAGTATGGTCTCCGTGGACACAAGGTCTATGAGATCCTGTTTGTTCACTTGGTGTTTCTTCAAGAAGAATGCCGCATAGCTCTTCTTCTCGGCGAATATGCTGATGAGTATATCAACGGAACTAACGTCCTGTCTGCCTTGGAATAGTGCCTGTGTGAACGCCCTGTTCATTAATCTTTCCAGCGATGCCGTTTTACGTGGTGTCATTGGTTCACTACCTTTCGCCACAATATCATTACATTTGGTATCAAGATAATCCTCAACATCCTTGATCAATGCACCAACCTGCACCTTGAAGTCATGCAACACAGTTCCGATGTGTTTGTCCTTTATTAAAGACAATAACACGTGTTCGATTGTGACGTACTCGTGTCTTCTCTTCTCTGCTTCTTTAACTGCATTCTCGAATATGTTCTCTAGTCCTTCATTTGCTTCTAACATTGTCTATCCTTTGTTTGCCATTTGCCATCGTAATTTCGATACTCTTTTATTAAATGTAATACCGTCAAGGTGATCGAGTTCATGCTGGAAGCACTTGGACTCCATCCCGTCGAGTTTTGCGAATCTTGTTTTGCCTTGTGTTGTTTCATATTGTACTTCTATAGTTTTTGGTCTTTCTACTTTTACGAAAATGTCTTTAAAACTTAGACATCCTTCCACATCAATAATCTTTTCTTCACCGAAGTTTATCACCTGTGGATTCCAAATTATAGCATGTTTTTTCAATGTGTCAAATGACTCATGACCTATCGCGAAGAATCTTTTGGTAATGCCGATCTGGTTTGCCGCCAGTCCCATGCCATGCTCATCTAACATTAACTCAATTACGTCTGATTCGAATCTTTCTAGATCGTCGTATCCATCTATACTGTCATCCTCTTTCCAGACTGTGCTGGTCTGCAACAGGGTCTCGTGTGGGTATTGGAATAACTGTATCATAGGTCCTTTATCTTCTTCAAGTCAGCGGCACTCAGTTGCGGTATCAACACATGCACTTTCACATACAGATTACCACGTATGCCTATGGTCTTGTGTACTGGCATTCCCTGTCCCTTGACTTGCAGTATGGTATTGGGTTGTGTGCCTGACGGCACTTTAACTTTAATTATTTTGTCTTCCAGTGTCTTGAGATTGAAGTCATGTCCACGCACTGCCTGGAAACAGTCTATGGTCTTGTCAGTGTATAGATCATTGCCTTTCCTGGTGTATCCATCACTGTCCAACACGCTCATCATGACCATGAGATCACCACGAGGCACGTTCTTTATGCTGTCGTCACCCATTCCTGCGAACTTGAACGTGACTCCGTGTTGCACTCCTGCAGGTATTTTAACAGTTGCAAACTCATCTCTGCCGCTGGGCAGTTTGTAGTTGATGGTCTTCTCATTTTCATTCATGGCTTCTTTGATGCTCAGTGCCATTCTTACCTGAACACTTCTGTTGCCTCTCTGTTGCGTTCTGTTCTGTCTGAATATCCTTTCTCCTCCAGGTCCTTTAGTGAAGTTGAAACGACTGTTGAAATCCATGTCACCGCCACTGAACCCAGAGAAGAAGTCACCGAAGATGTCCTCATTGAAGAACGGATGCTGTCCGCCACCAGTATTGGCACTGCCAAACTTACGCATCGTGTCGTATTCGTGTCGTTTCTTTGAGTTCTTGAGCGTGTCGTGTGCTTCGTTGATCTCCTGGAACTTGTCCTTGTTACCGCCCCTGTCTGGATGATGTTGCTTGGCCAGGTCCTTGAATGCTTTTGTTATATCTGCACTGGTGCTCTGTTCATTCACACCTAGCACGTCGTAATAATTTTTCATTACGTATATTGTATAACAGATTGACTATCTGTCAATGTTTGGTAATTATTTTTTGATGTCTGTCTTCTTACCGTTGACGTAAAGACCAAACCAGGCCGCTCCAGCACCAACCACAACTGACACGAAACCCGCCTGTGCGTTGTTTGGGTTCTCAAGCATCATGAACCATTGCATGGTGTTGTAGAACACTAGTCCGTACAATGCCATCATGATTCTAGGAACCGTTCTCCAGTTAGATAGGAACTGCGGTAATTCTTCTTTAAGAAACAACCAAACAATCTTGATCAATGCCCAACCATCCTTGGCACCTTTCTTCACTATGTTGTCGTTGTTTACAACCAGTTTGTCTTCTTTTAATTCAGCCATTATCTTAAACCCTTTATCTTTGCATTTCGTTTTCTATGGCCATTCCAGGCAACAAATCCACCTATTCTCAATGACCAATATGCAAGTCTGTTCATTGTGTAGAATCCGTTCACGATTATGTTGATGTCTCTGAATATCTCATCTGCCCTCTTCTGCGTGAGTACACCCATTGTGTCTTTTTTATTTTTCTTTAGAAGCGTTTTGTACTTGTATGCGTAGTCGTGTACTAGTCCACCCATCAATAAAACACCAACTGGTGAGAAGAAAGTTCTTAGGAACTTAGGAATACTTGCACCATCAAATTGGAAACCGGATGGTATCACATATTCTTCACCATCTATGTTGTATTTCCAGTCCTCTGTTAATACCCAGTTCCTTGTTGAAAGCAACCACATCACGATGCCTTTCCAGAAACCTTTGCCCTTTGTTGCAATTGGTACAGGTTGCAATTTTGGCATCCCTTTGTAGTAGAATTTTAATTTTGTTTTTGCTCTCTTGTCAAACACATTGACAAGTGCGGCTATGATCACCACTGCTATCAACACAGTCCATTGCCAGAATTTCATTGCTAGTGCTATTATTAATTCCATTTAATTTGTTCTCCTCGTTTAAAGTACGTATTTATTCTATTGCGCCTTTGACCACACCTTCAGCAACAAGTTTTTTCCTGTTCTTCATGTGTTGTTTCTGCGTGTCCGCTTTTGCACCACCAAAGTATGGCACCGCGTGTCCGGTCTTGCACATGATCTCAGTGACTAGTTTGCCGTCCACAAGGAAGTCACCCAGCACCCTGCCGAACTTGCCCTTCATGTCCTCACCTTTCTTGCTGATTGTTGTCTGCAATACGGGTTTTGGTCCAAGCAATGATTTAAGTTTGGCTTTTGCGGCCAATCCAAATTTCTTTTCAATTTTGTCTCTTGTTCTTGATTCTGGTGTGTCTATGCCCATGATCCTCACACGTTCATTCATCTGCCATATTCCAAAGCCTAGGTCAATGTCAACATCCACCGTGTCTCCGTCCACCACTCTTCTCAATTTACATCTGTACGTCCACATTATTTTTTCTCCACTAGGTTGATTAGATCTTGTACTGTCTGGACTCTGTCACCATCGTCCTCTGATATTTTTACACCTGTTGCCTTTTCAACCTGTATGCATAATTCGATTGTGTCAAATGGATCCGATCCCAGATCATCTACCAGGTGTGCCTCGGGTGTCACCTTGCTCTCTGCCACATCTAGGTGTTGTGCTATGACTTTGATTACTGTTTGCATGTTACTCCAATATGATTTTCTTGATTGATTTACTTCCGTCTATGTTGGACTCAAGTTCTGCCTTTACCTTGAGACACTGATATTTTGTTCCTTGACTGTACTGTCTTTCAGCAGTACGTTTGCCTCGTAGACAAACTGCCATTGACTCCTGTATCCTGTGTTCTTTTATTTCACCATGGATAATCATCAACAATGCCACAACTGTTTCTACTATCATTAGTGTGCGTCTCCGTTACCGTTCTTGTAAACTATATCTCGGTCAGCATCTTTTAGTTTTTCAATATTTGATTGTGCTTTCTCCATCTGCTTTGTTAAGAACTCTATGTTTATCTTGTTGTTGGACATGCTGTCTAGATGCTGTTGCATTCTGTCCACTGTTTTGTAAAGATCCTCAATCAACATGAACTGTTCGATGTCCTGTGAACTCTGACCCAACTCGCCTCTTGGATATTTGATTCTAAATTCTGTATTTTTTTGAACTTCGTTGTGCAGTCTCTCATCTTCCGCAGTCATGTCTTTCTCAATTAAAACTCCTTGAGTTTCCAACTTGTTCAATCGCTCGATCACACCAAAGTACGCCCAAACTCCCACGGCAACCGCGGCCACGATGGACAACAGATTCCGCATGGGCATTGAAATAGATGTGTTATCACTGATCTTCATTATAGCAGTATTTATTGGGAATTACCAGTATCTTCGTAGTACTTCTTGTATTCATCCAGCAGGTTGTTGGTTTCCTGCAGTTTTTGCCTGATCTGGGCAAAGTTCTTGGCCAGTAGTTCATAGTCCTTGTCCGTCAATCCAAACAGCACGGGATCGATGCCCGCTTCTTCCAGTTTCTTGAACACTTCTTCTGCGTTGGCTGATGTTATTATTATCCAACGTATGTCCTCAAGAGTCAATGGCATTGGGTCTGGTAGATTTAATTTTGCTCTGGGTTCCTCCAAAGCGAATATTTTGATCTTCTTTTCTCCACCTATGCTACAACCTGTCAGTGCTAATATCAGAAGCACTAGAATCACGCCCTTGAAGAAACTCACCCAGTAAGTTCCGTAGTGCGACATCTTCATGGCCTGTCTCCATTTCTCACACCAATTCTTATGCCAGTTGATTATTTTATTCATAAGGTACAAAATTAGGATTTGCCAAACTTGGGCACATCGTGTTTATCTCCGATTTCTTTGTTGCTTTCAATTCTGCTTCTGTTCTCTCTGCACCGCTGGCCAGTTCAACACATCTAGTCGCAGATGCAGAACCTTTGTTGATCACACGTTCAACAGACTTGGATCTCTCTATTGCCAGTTTGCCAACATCTCTTTTCTTCTTGTTGAAACGCTTGTCCAATTCATCTAGGTCCTTCTTGAACGTCAGTACCAAGGAGTTTAATTTCTTGTTGCTTTCCATTATTGCATTGAAATCTTGTTTCTGTTGTTCAAGCAATTTTGTCTGTGATTCTATGCCCTGCTCTAATTCTATCTGGTTGGCTTTGAGGGTGGCATTGTCTGCCCGTAGTTTCATCACGTACATGCCCGCACCGGCTATACCGGTAATCAACATTATGGCTATCGCCATTTTTATTGTAGAAAACATAAAGATATTTATCTGCGTATATTTAGGAGTAAATATGTTATCAATGTATAATCAAAAAGTAAAATTCGACTACGATTGCAATAAGTTTGTAGACTGCGAATATCCCACAGTTTCATCCTGCATAAGACACCAAGTACACGAGTTGAAAGACATACACGACAAATATGGTGGATTTCCTGAATCGTACAAGTTTGACAACACAAAAATACATCAACGTTGGTGGAGCGAAGACGAATTAGAGTTCAAAGAAATAGGAAATCTGATTGGTATGGATGTTGTCACAGTCAGCAGTATTAAACAACCCCCGGGACAGGTGGTTCCTTGGCACAGGGACACTTTCTTCCTGCTTAAGAAACAGTTTCCAGATAGACCACAACCGGTGAGGGCATTGATAATGTTAGAGGATTGGAAGGTAGGACATTACGTACAGCACGATGACGCAGTATTCACTCATTGGTCAGCAGGTGACGGATACATATGGGACGAGGATATATTACATTTAGGTGCCAATGCAGGAATGCAAGATAAATTCACACTCCAAATTTCTGGTTTTTTAAAAAATTAATTATTGGATCAATCCAAGTTTGTAGACGGTTTTACCATTTTCTTTCATCGCAGTCAAGATGCTCTTACGATTGCCCTCAGACTTGTAGGATACGTGTACCCAGCCAGAGTCAGGTATGCCTGGCGTGTAGAATTCTAATATCAGTTGATCGAAGTCGCAGTTCTCAGATATCCATTTGGCCACATCGTAGTTGCCTGTGCCTGGACATTCAATGTCAACGGCCTCACCTTTGCAGTGTTGGGATTTAGATGAACCGCCTACTGCTTCGTTGAGTGCTGGTCCTCTGTATCCTGAGTTTATTACTGTCACGCCAAAGTTCTCTCTGACCTTCTGTACAACATTGGTAAAAAGTTCTTTTGCGTTTGCCAGGTGTTCTTCGCCTGGTGTGTTGTCTAGACCTTTTCGTGTTGCTGTTTGGCTTTTTGTGAATTCTGCTAGTGTGAAGTTTGTGCTTAATCTCATACACTTATTTATCAATAAGTGCGTGTATTATATTACCAGCCGCTTTTGCTTAACAATGCTGACTGATCACCTTTCGTGAAGATGAATTGGTTCTCGTTTGTCTTTGTGATGTCGTATGGTCCGAAGTATTTGGTAAGGTGTGTGCATTCTGCAATTGAGTCCATGTCTATTTTGAATGCTTTGGTTTCTTTCATTATTTCGTTTGTAGTACCAAACTTGTGCAGTTCAAATTTAAGGTCGTGTCCTGCACCTGTTTTTTTCACAGTCATTATGTTCTCTGCTATCTTGCATTCCATCATGTCGTACTTGTCAAAAAAATGTCTTGCTTCACTGACTCTCATTTCGTTTACTCTTTGTTCATATGCCTCGGGCGTTGTTGGTATTGCTTCACCCATTGTGTCTAGGGAAACCACCGTTGAATTTTCACCCTTGTGGTATGTGTATTCAAATTCTTCAATGTTAGTAAGTTTTTTCAAGTCTTCCAGGAATGATATGATTTGACCAACAACTTCAGGAGTCCTCGCAAATTCTACGAACACCCTGTGTTTGCCATCCTCCAATGTTCCGGGTGTAGCGTCTGCGTCAAGAACACTCTTGTATCCAACTTCTGCGAAACGTTCAAGATCCTTTGCAGGTGCTGATCCGTCTACCACAAATCCAAGAACTAAGATGTTCTTGTCATCACCCATTTTAGATTTGTATTGATCTACTGAGAATTTATTACTTACGATTCCTTCTAGGTCTCCGGCCTTTAAACCTTCATTAACTAATGTCATCTATGTTACCTAAATCTGCAGATGGTTCTCCCTGCGTTTCGATTTCGTCTTGGCCATGCTTCATGTTTCCTATCAAGGCCTTTGGCATTTTAATTTCAACTACCCAGATGTCATGTGCATCTATCTTGCCCTTGGTTGTTCCTGGTCTGTAATCCTCTGGACCCTTGATCTTCCTGGGCTTCATTAATTCGTCTTTCTTGTATGATACCTTGCATCCTTTGTCGAGCAATCTCTTGCCACCTGCAGGGTCTGGCATCTTGTCTGCTGGCCACATGAATGAACATGTGACAAAGTGTCTAGAGTCTATCGGTCCTGAAAGCAGTTCACCGTCTTCCCAGTTCTCAAACACATATACGTCTAACTCGTCTACGACTCTTTCGAAATCTTTCAGTATGCTCAAAGTAGGGCCTACCGCGTATAACGATTGTACGTTTTTGATTATGTCTAAGACGTCATGCATAGTTCTTATTTATCCTAAATATCTGTGTTGTAAAATATGCATACTTAATCTGGGAATTTGAAAGTAAGTATTTGTACATGAGTCAGACACAAAGACACATCAAACCACAATCAACCACAACCTGTGAGGAACCTTATGCTACTATCAAACGGCCTACAAATGCGACCTTTATTCCAACGGAAATTATGGAAACTAATGAGGAAAAAAAGAGTGTACGACAAGCGTGTGAGCTTGTACATGCAGAATCAAAATTGGCTCAAGATAAGGAAACAGAAGGACAGACGTCGGCGTAGGGTGTTGATGAGGATATGGAAGGCACAGCAACTGGCCTACTTGCGTCGTGTTTGTGCGTGATTATTTGACCAACTACAAGGATCTCATACGGGGACTAGATTTTGGCCAACCATAGTTCGTGTGCTTTGGTACACAACTCTTTGTCAATGTCTAAACCTATCTTTTTGGTTTGTGTGACAAGATCATCTACAAAATTTTTCCCCTCAAATAAATCCTCACCATTAATTTCTACACAAGGTTCTATGATATTAAATATTTTTCCAAAATTTTGAGCGGTGTAAAGACTGCTTGACTCGTACCAAAAATAACTGTTTTCAAACGCAGGAATTAATTTTTTCATTCTTGTATGTCCTATGCTGTTTTCTCTAGGCATTTTGATCAGAATAAAACTTTTTTTTATTAATTTTTTGAAGCCAAATCCTCCAAATTCAAAAAAATGGCTTGCGTATGATCTTTTCTCATTTACAATCTTTTTAAGATCTATTTGGTCTTTTTCTAGAATTTTGCTGTCAAAGTAATGTGCTGTGTCTGAGGTGTCTTTGTAGTCATCTATACCAAATCTTGATATCAATCTACTATCAGTGGAAACAAGATTTGCGATATGATTGCCACCACAGCCTGGAGCAAACACAGTAAAAATGTTATCAACTGTTAATGAATTGCTGTAAGACGCCTGCATACCATTTTTCATAATGTTTGTAAAGGTTTTCGTAAGGTGCTGTAGTAATTGTATAGGTAATCTGCCCAAATCTGATGTCCCTCGGCCGAAGGATGTCTGGTTGATTTCTCAGAGTTTAATTTGCTCACATCAAAAAGCCTAACCAATTCTACCATGTGCTTGGTTTGTTGTAAAAAACCCTTGAGGATGTCTTTCAAATTATTTTCTTTACAGTACTTTTGGAATGGTGGTATCGCTACCCCAGAAACCATTGGTGTGATAATTTTGTAATTTATTTTTTGCTTTTTAAACAATAAATCTTGCCAGGTTGTATTAAGAAAATTATACTGATCACAATTCAAATCTATGTCCCAGCAATTTTTTGAGAAAGAATGAAATTTTGGAATAGGTAAAAATTTATCTAAATGTTTAAGAACCGTGATATCAAAATAACTTTTACTAAAATCTTCAAAAGTTTTAATGTCATTTAATTTTTTTTTTATAATTTGTTTTGCGATGACTATCTCTCTGAACAATTCGGTTAAACACACATGTACATATACATTCTCATATTTTTCATAGTATCCGCTTTCGATTGCTTGTTTTATTATCATGTATTGTTTCATGATCCAGGTGTTACTGGTACCACACCAACCAATCATTAACCAATCACTTTCTAATTTTTCTGCTAACCTATTTGTGTAAAATTCAGTATATCTTACTTTCTTGTTGTTAAAATCTGAATTTGTTCCTCCCAGGCTTTCCCCCCATGTCCAACTGTCTCCTATGCAGATAAGTAGGTCCTTTTTTGATTGTATTTTTTCTGCTACCCATTCTCTGGGATTGCTTCCGTTTTGTGTAGCACCGTTCCAAATGTACTCACTCTCTATAGGTATGGGGTATAATTTTATCATTATTTAACGAACTGATCTAACATGTTGCCATAGGTTTTATGGAAATGTTTGTATATGGTATCGTAGGAAATATGATCAACCAGATTGGGTTGGCCGGGCACTTCACACTTCAACACTTCTTTGTCCACGAGATCTAGGACCACACCGGATTGCACCAACTTGCCTGGGCCGATGCTCTTCTTTGAAAGTTCAACAAGCTCGTCGTATGTGCCCTTCATGTTTAGACTGTACTTCACAATCATATATCTTTTCTTGTTGTGCTTACTGCCCATTTGATAACCTTGCTAATTTGATCATGACACTGGCTAGATTTATCTCAGGATCAGCAACGAAAGAGTGATCAACCAGTCCTTGTTTGATTATCAATACAGCCTTGTCTTGGTTGTCCTCATCTTTAGATATGATATCCAAGTTGTCGTACAGCCATCTGTATATCTCCTCACACTCCTCTGGTCTGGCTTGGGCACAAACAAGTTTCCTTGCTTCTTGTATCTTGCCCTGTTTAAACAGATCAACCATTTGCAATCTGTAATCCTGCTGTCCTGAATCACCAGTTGCTGGTGGCATCAGTTTGCCATCTCTACAATTCTGTTGTATCATGTTGATACATTTTCTTAGATCAGGATAACTTGCTTTCACATAAGTGTCTAGTACTTCTATGTCTGGTTCCATCTGTTCTGCAATCAGTATCTCTGCTGTCCTTGCCGTGAATTCATTTTTATCAATTGTTTCCATGTGGAAGCCTTGACATCTGCTGTGCAGTGCAGGAATAACTCTGTTGGGGTAGTTGCAAGTCAATATGAATCTTGCTGATGTGTGATACATTTCCATGACGCCACGTAGTGCCGCCTGCCCATTTGGACTCATGTAGTCTGCCTCATCCAGTAATACGTATTTGTAATCACCAAATGGCATTATCTGTACGAAGTTATTGATCTTCTCTCTAACTGTGTCCACAGAATTTTCTCTTGAAGCATTTATTTCCAGTATGTCATAACTGCTGACATCTAGTTCTTGAAACAGTACTTTTGCTAGTGTGGTTTTACCCACTCCAGGTGCACCACTCAATAACAAATGCGGAATTGCTTTGTCATTGATCCATGTTTGTATTTGACTTCGCTGTGCTTCGTCCCTTACAACATATTCTTTCAATTGTTTCGGTCTGTATTTTTCTACCCAAAGTTCTTTCATTTACGTAACCATTTCCTTGCCGCTTCGATTGGATTTTTCAATCCGTCGTATGTTGAATCGATAAACTTAATATGTTTATATAGGCTTTGTGATAATTTGTCAACGGTGGTTTGAAGTTTATCAATTTTCTTATGTAATTCTTCAATTTCCTTTTTAGTCATCACAAAGCCTACTATATTATTTTTTATATTTTGCCGCCTCTTCAGATCCACCTGTTGCAGTTCCTTTACTGTAACTGTGGGCACCCATGCCAGCAAGTTCACCGTTCTGTACAATTAGGTATTGATCCCTGATTGGTGTGTTATCGAACATACATTCCAGTATCTCTCTAACACCGTCAGCATATCTTGTCTGTGCTGATAGTGATGTTCCTGATGTGTGTGGTGTCATACCATGATTTGGCATTGATCTCCAAACGTGATCATTTGGTGCTGGTTGTGGGAACCAAACGTCTCCTGCATAACCAGACAGTTGTCCGCTTTTCAATGCATCTGCGATGGCTTCTCTGTTACAGATCTTGCCTCTCGCAGTGTTGACAATGTAAGCACCTTTTTTCATCTTGCTTATCATTTCAGCATCAAATAAGTTTTCCGTCTCTGGGTGTAGTGGACAGTTGATTGTCACAACGTCACAAACTTTGACCATTGACTCCACTGACTCATGGAAAGTAAGATTCAACTCTTGCTCTATTGCTTCAGGCAGTCTGTGTCTGTCAAAGTAATGTAGATGTACATCAAATGGTTTCATTTTTCTCAGTGCATCCAAGCCAATACGTCCAGCCGCAACTGTACCTATGTGCATACCTTCAACGTCATATGATCTTTGTACTGCGTCAGCGATGTTCCAGCCACCTGCATTAACGATTGCGTGTTGGGTGTGATAATCTCTAACCATAGAAACTATCATCATCACGATGTGTTCAGCAACTGATCTTGAATTACAGTAAGTCACTTCTACAACATCAATCTTGTGATCCATAGCCGCCTGTAAGTCCACGTGATCAGATCCGATACCTGCCGTGATTGCCATCTTAAGGTTCTTTGCTTTCTCCATTTTTTCTCTTGTCAGGTAGTAAGGGAAAAACGGTTGAGAAATAACAACGTCTGCATCTACCAGCTCTTTGTCTGCTTCGCAGTCGTCACCATCTTTGCTAGAAGTCACAACAAGTTCATGTCCTGCATCTTCTAGAAACTTTCTTAGTCCAAGTTCGCCAGATACACAACCTAACAGTTCACCCGCATTAAAATCTCTGCCTTTTGGTGATGGTAGTGTCATACCGTCTGGATACTTTTCTAACTTGGGTAGATCCGTAAGTGGATAACTCTCAGGCATTCCGCCTTTAGGGTCGTCGTATAATACACATAGTATTTTCATTTTATCTCCTGTTAGTGTAATGATTATACAGAATTTTCTAGGTATTGTCTATATAATTGTTCCGTGGCCATGTTTTTACCTTTGGCCTCTACCTGTATGTCGAAGTTCTCAGAGAAGCTCAATGCCCAGTCATTCACCTTCCTGTTTGGTAATAGGTCCGAGTGTGCCCGTAGTTTCTGTTTCTTGCAACCTCTGTCAAGTAGATCCTTCATGTTGTGCATCTCTGTGTGCATAGTGTCTGTCAATCCTGCGACTGCAAGGTGTTCGTCCCTGGAGTAGGAGTAGTGCATACTAGGTCTCACACCACGCCAACTGCCTATGACTCTTTTGACTCTATCGTCTGTTGCTTCAATGTATTCCTCGTCTCTGATCCAATGATGGTGTATGTCCAGTACCAGTGCTAGATGTTTTTCCAACATCAACGACTGATCCAGTCCATGAGACATCTCATCATTCTCTATGGTGATAAGGTTCCTTGCCTCTTGCGATAATCTAGGTAGTGCTTTTATGATACCGTCTGGTCCTTGCTTGCCTGAGATGTGTACATTTATCTTGCAACCATCCTGGAAGCTCTTGCCAAATCCCATCCAACGTGCCATGTCAGCATGGTATTCGAATTCTTCTATGCTACGTTCTACTATGTCAGGTGTTGCACTTGACAGCACACAGAATTGTCCCGGGTGGAAACTAATTTTCACATCTAACTTCCTTGCCATCTCACCAACGGGTGCAAATAACTTTTCCAAGTGATTTTGTAAGTCGGGCTGTTGCCACCATGTCTTCCAGTCTTTCTCTGTGTAGCCTTGAAGCATTTCACTGCCCAGTCTCACCATCCTACGTTCAGGCGGAAGTGTGCCAACACGTTGTATCAACCTACGTGCGGCTAGTGTGTTATGTGTGAGTATGTCCCACTGGCGTTGTACTGCTTCGTCCTTGTGTTCACGAAGCCAACGCATTGTTGTAGATCTGCCGTTGAGTTCTCTGTCTTTGGCATTCACTTTCATGCCACCAAACTCGCTGGTGTCATTGAGCCATTTGCAACAGAAACCGAAACGTTGTACCATGTGCTTAGTGTAACAGATTATGGAGATATGTCAAGTCAATTTGACCGGTTATAATTTTTTTAGTTTTAATCGCTTTCATACTGTATATAATTTATGTCGGTTATTATTCCCCAACCAGGCCCATGTGGGAATGGCCTCCTTATTGGGTAATCATTTACATCTGAGATCTCTCTGTATTTGTTTGCACAGGGTGGACCACAGAAAGGCCTAATCAGTCTTTTTTCATATTTGGTGTCGTGTATGCTGTCGTACCAGTAAATTGCGTTTGTGAAAGTTTTCTTGCAGACGTAACAGGTATGGTTATTCATATTTAATTTGGTCTTTTACAGACATTACCCAATCTCGGTAAACACTGTTGTGGAAATGGCATTTGTCATCTTGTAGACCATTATGCTTCGCACAGTATGAATGTGGATCACTGTTGATCCAGTGTGTTTTATCTAAAAGATCAGGAAACTTTTCAACATGGCCATCATACATATCTTGTTCAGGGGAAGCAGGATTGGTTATGTCGTAAAAAAATGTCCAGTTGTGTGAGATATTCTTTTGTTTCAAAAACCACAGTGTGCTGGCCACTGATTGGATGCTTTCTTTGGCCACGTGTTGATATTCTTCATCGTTGAAGTAACAGGGCATGAAAATTTCATTTGTTCTGTCACTGCCTACCCAACTACCCACTTTCCCACCTGAACACAAATATCTTCTTTTGTAAGTTTTTATGCAGTGATCGTAATCTGGAATAGAATAAGTGTCATGGGCAGGTATGTCAAATCTTGCCAATCCAGTGAATTGTGCGTAAACATAATCAACTTTGTTGTTTGAAACATAATCTACACAATTGCCTAGTATGAATTGATTCCCCACACCCCACCAAGATAAATTTACTATCTCAGCATCTTGGCCAAACACAACATCTTTCCAGATCTGCTCTTTATTTGGATTTTGCTGATCGTCTACTAGGTTGCTACAACCAAGGAAAAGTATTTTTTTAGTCATTGCCAGGTAGTTTGGTCATCTGTTGTGCACCGCCTGTGTTGATGTACCCTGCCTGTCTGCTGTTGAAGTCTGGTTCCTCATCTGATACCAGCAATATGTCATTCTCGTCGATCATCCTCACCTCAAGTTCGACACCGTTTTTCTTTACTTTGAATCCTCTGCTCCATCTCCCATGTGACACCATTACCCACTCACCAACTTTGACGTCTTCCTGTTGATCACCTATGGCGTAAACCTTACCCCATCTTGGATGTATTCCGCCTTCTGATCCGTCGTCATCCATCATTATTATTCCGCCCTTGGATTTCCTTTCACCGAAGTGCATGTCTGATACTAATACTCTTTTTTTGAGAGGTTTGATATCGTTCTCTACGGTGTATTCCTTACCACCGTGTGATCCAAATCCTTTTGCTTGTAAGTCTTCTAGTTGTCCCATTATAGGATTATTTTAGCAGATTTATTCTAATCCGTCAAGAGCCGCGTCTATGCCTTTTTTGGCTGTGCTCTCTGCTTTAGATTTTGGAGCCACTGTTTTCTTTGGCGCTGGTTTAGATGCCATCTTCTGGACAGTCTGTTTTACTGGTTCTGTTTTTGGTGCCGCTGTTGATTTGTTCTTTGTTGGTGTGTCACTGACCATGCCCTTTGGCTGTTCATAGTATTTTTTCATCACAGTTTCTTTTTTGGTGACTACCTTTCCGCCTGCTCCCAACACGTCGCCTTTAGCATTGACGTTCATGTTTCCAACTGCCTGCACGGCTTCGTTGGCGGCTCTAAGTTTTTCAATATCAATCATGCGTCCCTGCATTGATCTGTACATTTTTTTTCGGGGTGCTCTTGCTACCATATTATATGCTCCTATTATTATTACTTATCATCTCAAAAACTCAGTGATATCTAAATTGTACAACATGGGATTTATCTTGTGTACTCCTATCAAGAACAAGCAGAAACTGGCCACACTGGAACCTCTACCCACACCCCAGACAATATTATTTGCTCTCAACGTGTCAACAAAGTAAATCAAGAATTGTAGAACACGTATGAACTGTTTCTTCTCAAACAGCTCATATTCCATCTGCACTCGGAATTTCTCTTCATCGTTCTGACATTTGTCAAGCAACCACTGTAGGACATTTATTTGGTAATAACTCTCAGGCATGTGCCACTCGTCACAGTTCTGTTTGTCAAACTCCTCAGGTATTGGTCTTTCGGGTGCTGTATTGATCACTGGAAGATCTATGCCGAGCTCTTTGAGGCTGTCTGAATACTTGTCTATGTCGTTGAAGTAAAGTTTTGATATGTCAAAGTTTGGATCTGTGTAAAGTAATTCTATAACATCCTCTTCTGAGAATATTACATCACCGTGATCATTTATCTTTGTTTTTGTTTTTGCCGCCATCTAAAACCTTTGGTTGGAACTCAAATATTTTAGCATGATACTCGTGCTTCTTGTCAATAGGAATCTCTTGATTGTTCCAACTGAAATGTCCTGTGTAAATGCCTTTGTCGAGTTCTTGGTCATATGTTGCCGTGTCTGCCCTTAACCACCATGGATCGAATTTGCTGTATTTTGCTGAAAACCAATCGGGTCTATCTAACAGTATAAGCTCTTTACTGTCTTTGTCAACCTTGTAGGTAATACCATCGCCCTGCCATGAACTCAATTCAATATTATTGATCACGATCTTGCTGTCCAGTATGCTGTTGGCCTTGCAGAAACACACCGCGGCCATTATCTGGTCATAGGGTGGCTTTGGCAATTCAACGAACCTGTTGGTGCTAGATTTTTTCAATGTGTTATAGAGTGGTTCATCCCTCCAAGTGGTAATAGTGTTGGCAAATACCTGTTCAAAAAGATTTTTCAGTCTATCAAAGTAATCAGTCTGTTCCTTGAGGCTGGCAGTGTGTGGAGTCAATGATACATTTAATTTGTATTCATTGGCGAACAGTTCGCCGTCCACTATGATTATTGATTTGAATTTTGTCTTCCAGGTAAATGTGTTTGACATAAAACTATTTACTAGTCTATGTTGACCAGGTCACCTAGGTCTGGTTCATTCCTTAACTTCTTGTTGTTCTTGTGCCACTCTTCGATTCTTTTCTGTCTGACGGCATCTTGATAGGTTCGTAATGCATGTTGTAGGTTGGCCAGCATCTCAGGATTACGACCACGCCTTGCTATGGCAACTTTCCTCGACAGTTCCTTGATACGTTTGGAGATCTCCTCCTCGCTCATGTTGCCTATCTCTTCTTGTAATGGATGGAAGTACATTATACTCCTTTATTGCTATGCGTACTGTTTGCCCAGTTGATGCATCAGCACAGTTGTGCCACCGTCTGGTGTCATGAATTCAAAAAGGAATCTACCTAATCCTGTTGTGATTTGGTCGGACGTCCCGTCACTGCCGTGGACGTTATCTGCTTTTATGACTGCAGTTGGCAGAGTCAAGATTCCTGTTGAGGTCGGAGCAACTGTTATGTCTAGTATTATCCTGCCTACCGCTCCTGTGGGAAAGTTGAGAAATGAAAAAGTTGTGTCTGCAGTGATAGTGAGTGTTTGATAATGACCATTGGCATGATTCAGTACAACCGATCCACTGGAAACTGACCCATGCGGATACACAGTTTCAGAAGTATCTTTAAATTTGGCTCTTGTTACTTCATTGTTGGTGAAATCACTGGCCGCATTGAGGTTGGCCTTGTTTGTTTGGAGATCTTCTATCTCGGTTTTTGCATTTGTGAAATTATTTTTGGTTTCACTGAAGTTGTCTCTGAATCCCTGAGAACTGTTATCTTGTCCTGCCTTGGGGTAGGTTGCGTCTATGTTTCCTGGTACTATGTTACTTGCCATTTGTTAAATTCCTTTGTCTCTAAATTTAAGATATTTATCGTTGCTTCTCTCCACCTTGATAATTGTACCCGCTTGAGGTGTTTCTTTGGTAAAGGTAATGGTTGTTTTTTGATTTGACGTGTCGTGCGACAGTGTGATACCTAATTCATGATCAGCGGATCTAAGTGTGCCATCTGCTGTGAGATATGTGGGTTTGATATTGTTGTCAGCGGTGACTCCCTGTCCAACAAACACAATGTTGCTTCCTTCCTTGACCAATATATCTTCTTCATGTAGCAGTTCGTCCACAACAAAATTAGTTGTAGTTCCATCTGCCGTGAAAGTGTCCGTGGCAACTTTGCTGTTGCTGACCACGTATCTGTCTATGGTAAATGATATGTTCTTGAAATTCAATGCCTTGTCCTCGATCCTTTTCTTGACCAATGCAGATTTCCCTGGCTTGCAGTAACATACAGGAACGGCCTTCACATAGCCCAGTGGTGCTAGACCTCCCGCCTGTGTGGTCTTCATCCATAACGGCAAGTAGTCCCATTCCTTGTGTCCAAGAGCTTTCATTCTCGACCTCATGTTGGCCACTGCATTTGGAAATAGTGTTGTAACAAAATCTAAATCTGCAGATAATTGGTTTGCAAATCTAACTTTTGATCCAGATGCACTGAATGCCAGTCCGCTTTGGTGTGTGAATTCATATATTTCCATGTCTGCTGTGATGTCCACGGTGCTGACTGTTGGACCTAAAAGAGGTTTCCTCACAACTTCGCCTATTGGTACATCTGCGCCGACGGCTACTCCATCACCACCAACAAGATCGTCTATCATGTCAACATATACAACCTCATATTTTACAACACCGTCTTCTTTTGCAACGGCCGTCTTTAGATCTCCAAAGTACAAGGTCTTAGGGGCATGGTTCTTCTCCATCTCTTGTTGGAACGCTGTCAGTGTTTGTGCTTCTAGTCCTGCCATCATCAACATGTCAGGCTTGACTTTGAAGCCGAAGTTTGTGTCTTCAGATCTGAATATGTTTTCTGTGGAGTTGATGTTGGGATCCTGTGCCACATTATAGAATATGTTTTGATCGATGAATGATGTTGCATGTCCTGACATGTTTCCGTACTCGACTTGAGTGTATGGAATATCTATGTTAATCGTGAATTCCTTGGACGCGGCCAAAGACTGGTATTGATCACTAACTGTAGCAGTGAATGTGTATGCCCTTGTTGAATCAGTAAACTCGCTAGGGTCGATTGTGCCTATCAAGTTTCCTGTTGTAGAAAGTGTTATGCCAGGTGGTAAAGATCCAGATGTTTTTGTATAACTCAAAACTCTGTTGTTCGATTCTGCCACTGCTTCTAGCGAAAGTATACTAGGCACGCCTGCGGTCAATGTTCCTATCACTGTAGGAGTAGTGAATGCTATTCCAATGTCGATCTCGCCTATCACCTTCATGGTGAATGCTTGGTCAGTGAAAACGTTCAATCCCGTGACTACAACTCGGTTAGCCCTTACAGTGAAATTATAGGTAACTTCTACTGCTGATTGCCTCGCGAGTTGACCGTACAGTTCTCCTGAGTTGATGTCTATGGCCACGCCTGCGGGTAGTGAACCAGACTGTATTGAATATTCCAGATCACTTTGTGTTGGATCAAAATCCTCTACATCAATTTTTATGACTAAAGCATTATCGTGTCTGAACGTGCCGAGATCAGATCCAGTTCTGAACACAGGCCTTCTGTTGGCACTTAGGTCCATGGTAAGGGCTGAACCATTCATTTCCGTTTTGTCTATGGTTATTGCTGTGTTTGAAACTCTCCAGAAGTCTGCACTGTACACGAATATACTGTTGTTCTGTTCAATGAAACTTGTGCCATCAGACACCCTGACTATGAAATCAAAATTCTTGCTTATGCTCTTAGTGGTGACAGTCCTGTCATATACACCATTGAACTCGTCGGCATCTCCAGTTCCATCATAACCGCCACGTATCCCAAATCTTTCATCTTCTGTCAGTTGCACTATTCCTGATATCAATCCTGTTGATGACATGGTGACGCCTGGTGGCAACTCACCTTGCACTACACTATACACTAATTTCTGTCCCGCTTCTGTGTCAGAGTCTGTGGCCTGCATCTGGAGATTCACGCTAGAACCGTCTATCACCCAGTAAAGTCCCACGCTGGTGCTATCATCTAGTTGCAGTTGTCCCGAGGCTGTTGTGAACGTTGGGGTGTCCGCTCCCTCCACGTCCAAACTGAAAGTCCTGTCTGTGATAGCGGTACCGGCCGTGGCTCGCACGACGAAGGTGTAAAGAGTTCTTTTGGCAACCTCAGCCGGAGTACCTGTTAGCAAGCCATCTGTGGTTACCTGCATTCCTGCGGGTAGGCTTCCTGCTATCACGGAGTAAGTGATGGTCGTTGAATCGCTGGTGTTGGCCTCCAATTGAAGGCTATATGCGACTTGCTCGTCTATGGTTGCAATTTTACCTGCCGTGGTTGTCCACACTGGTGTTGCCATTACTTTACTCCTTACAAGGGTATTTATCGGCTATCGTTCTGTGTACGAATCCAGTGTTCTAGATGCTGTCGGAGACTTTCCTTGTCTACTTTGTCAGAAGCACGTCGTATGGCCTCCTCCAAGCGTCTGATCTCGGAATGTGCGGTCTTGTGCCTATTACGGTCGTTATAATGTTTTTTCATTGGTGTCTGTTTAAGACAATGTGAAAGTGTGTTTTTTATTCGCTTTCGATGTACTTGTTGCCTGTGAAGGACTCTAGATCACGAATCATTGCTTCCATGTTTATTCTGACAGTTTTTCCTGTACTGCTGTTCCGTGAAAAATATTCCCATTCACCATTGTCGTTGTGCGGTGAAATCTTTGTTTCGTTGTCTGCCGCGTCAAGAACGAATACTTCGCCTGTTCCTGAATCATTTTTAGTGTAGATGAAACCATGATCTGTGACTGCAGTCGGCTTGGACACTTCCGCCATCTTGATAGCGGCGTTGAAATCAAACACCCCTGTACCTTGAGTGTTGAAAACAAGGTCTGCGTTTGTTGTATCACTTTCAATTGTGTTGGCCCTTGCGGTAGTCGCCTCCATCAATGTGAAGTTGGCCTCTGCGGCTGTTAAGTTCGTGTTTGTACCACCAACTGTAACGTTCTGTCCATCTGCCGGTGTCAGTGTTATAGCACCCGATGTTGCAGATAACACGTTCCCATCTAATCTCAAGTTGTCAACATTAAGTTGTCCAGTTGTTGTCTGTGTTCCTGCGTGTGTAATGTCACCGGTCAACACAATAGCACCTGTGCCTGCTGGATCGATGTTGACATCACCGTTGGTGTCTGTTGTGATCTTTCCTGATGCGTCGATGTTTAAGTCACCAACGTTGAAAGTTCCTGTTGTCAGTGATCCTGACACAGTCGTGTTGCCTGTTGTGCTAACATCAGCAGTGTTCAAAGTTCCTACCACTGTGGCGTTTGCTAGTACCTTCACTTGTCCTGTGCCACCACCATCTAATTCTAAATCTGCATTTGAGGCGTTGGCAATGATAGTGTTGTCGTTGAGTGTTATTCCGTTAATGGCAATAGCACCTGTCATGGTCGCCGCGTTAATTGTAGGGTTAGTTAAAACTTTGTTAGTCAATGTTTGTGATCCAGTCAGTGTTGTTACTGTCGAATCTATTGCAAAGGTAACCGTGTTTCCTGTACCCGCTGTAGTGATACCTGTACCACCAGAGAATTGCAGGCTTTCTGAATCTAAATCAATAGACAAAGTTGTAGAGTCATCACAAGCGAAATCTAGGTCACTTGCTGTAACCTGTGCGTCAACGTAAGTTTTGATTGCACCCTGTGTGGCCAATAGTGTTGCACTTGATCCCAAAGCACCGTTGTCTATGCCTGTGACAGTTGCACCCGAGGCCAATGCCAATGACGTTCCCACTGATAGTGTGTTGCCTAGAGTGGTCGCACCAGGCACATTCAATGTACCTGTAGTTTGAATGTTCTCAGCAATAGTGATCTGTGTAGAATCATCGGAACTCATTGTTGTGCCAACGAATTTCATTGCACCCAGTTTGATGCTACCTGTGCCGTTTGGCGTGATTGTTACGTCGCCATTAGTGACACCTGTTGTTATTGCATTGTTGTTTAGGTCTAAGTTGGCGTCTAGTGTGTTGATGTCATTGTCACCGCCGTAAAGTTCTACAAAGTTGTCATTGATCTTGTCAAATGCTGTTCTTAATGGATCGCCTGTGCCGTCATTTGCACTTGATCCGATGTTGATTGGTTGTCTAGCCATGTTTTATAATTCCTTTTGTTACGGGTATTTATTGTTTATTCTATAAACCTAATGTAATTATTATACGTCTATTACTATACGTTGGAATTTGAACACTGTGCTGTCGTTGGTGATGTTGGTAGCCAACAATCTCACGTTTCCGTCATCAATATCCGCTGTGAATGTGCAAAGTGGATCGGTGTAGGATCCCGTGTTGCCAAACACGGTCACGTAGGCCTCCGTGGTGCTGTCAGCACTTGGACCGTGTACCAGCGTGGCTTCCACTATCTCGAACCTGCTGTTGGTGGCGTCTGATATTGAGATGTAGTATTTGGCACTCCTGTAGGAAGCACTAGACCAACTGTCTATGACGCTAGTGGCAGACGTGGCCACAGTTGCAGTGTTGTCACCGATCTCCGAGTGGTTCAATGTGGATGCACTTGAGATGGTCACGAATCCTATGTTGCCAGAACCGTCCGTCTTCAGCACCTGGTCCGCCGAACCGTCTGAGGTTGGGAAACTGAAACCGCTGATGGACACCGTTCCCGTGCCATTGCCTGAAAGTTCCAGGTTGGCGTTGGAGGCATTTGACGAGATAGTGTTGTCTGTTATGGTCACACCATCGATGGTCATTCCACTGGTTGTTGCCAATGTGGTGAATGTTGCCGCCACCGGCGTGGTTGCACCGATCACGGTGTTGTCGATGGCACCGCTGTTGATGTCTGCCTTGGCCATCACCACGGATCCTGTTCCGCTCGCTGATAGCACCAGGTCTGAGTTGGATTGTGTGGTCGTGATCGTGTTGTCCGTGATGTTTACATTAGAATCTATGGTCAGGTTGCTGATGTTCACGGTGCCGGTACCGCCCGGTGTGAGGTTCAGGTCAGCGTTTGAGCTTGTTGCTATAATATTGTCGTTGAATATGATGTTGTCTATGGTTGTAGTGCCCACCAGGCTCGTTGTTCCTGTGACAGTCAAAGTTGAAAGTGTTGTGAGTCCACTCACGTCAAGTGTTCCTGTAGTGGTGATGTTCTCATTGCCGAAATCGATCTCACCCGACGAATCTGTTATTGATGCACCTGCCAACGTAAGAGTTCCAGATGTAACAGAGCCCGAAGTAGTCAAGTTCTCATTTCCAAAACTAATTGCACCTGATGAATCTGTTATTGATCCATTGGCCAGTGTGAGGTTACCAATAGTTGATCCTGTGCCACTGTTGATTGTACCTGTTGATGTAAGATTTTCATTGCCAAAACTTATTGCACCTGATGAATCCACAATGGAACCACTTGAAAGTGTAACATTGCCAACAGCCAGTGTACCTGTCGTGGTTAAATTCTCGTTTCCGAAACTAATTGCACCACTCGAGTCAGTGATAGATCCATTGGCCAGTGTTAGATTTCCCAGTGTAGATCCTGTTGCTCCTGATATGGTACCTGTTGTACTTAGATTCTCATCGTTGAAAGTTATGGCACCAGATGAATCTGTTATTGATCCATTGGCCAGTGTTAGATTGCCCAGGGTTGAACCTGTGGCCGCCGCTAGTGTACCTGTTGTGGACAAGTTTTCGTTGCCGAAACTGATGGCACCACTAGAGTCTGTGATAGATCCGTCTGCAAGTGTTAGGTTACCGATCGTGGTTCCTGAACCTGCTGAAACGGTACCTGCAAATGTTGTTGCACCGGATACTGACAGTGTTCCGTCCACTACAAGTCCTTCGTTTATGTTGATAGTAGCCGAGTCTGCGGAACTTAACGTCGTTCCTGATATTGATATGGCACCAAACACCACCGAACCTGTCCCGCTAGGTAAAAGGTTGATGTCCTCGTTTGATCTTGTGCCCTCGATGTTGTTATCGTTGATCCTGATGGCAGGGAATAAAACTGCACCAGTGCCCGCTGGTTTGAAAACAATGTCATCATTTGACCTCACGGCAGTTATTTCGTTGCCGGCGAATGTAAGCGTATCCGTGCTTATACCAGGAGCACTATACAAGTCAGTGAAATTTTCATTCACTTTTTGCATCGCGGCACGTAGATTATCTCCTGTTCCGTCGTTTGCGTTTGAACCTACATTTAAAGTCTGTTGTGCCATGTTATACTTTTATCACCCTTTTCACGAATTTTATTACTTGGTTGTTAGTGTTATTTACTGTTCCTCGCAACCTAACGTTGCCGCCCGATATGTCCGCACTCAACACTATTGACTGATACGCAGTTGATCCATCTCCCTGACCATTGCCTACACGTGCAAAAGAACTGATGTAGGCGTTGGATCCGTCGTGGGACACGTTGGCCTCTACCAATGCGTACCTGTCCGCCGTGCTGTCCGACATCTGTATCAAATATTTCACACTCCTGTGTGTTGCCGCACTGGACGAATCTATGGTCTGTGTCGAGGAGTCACCTGTTATGGTGACCGTGCCGTCCGCTATGTCTGATTCCACGTACAGGATTGGGAAGGTGACCAGCGAGAGATTCTTGGATGCATCCGTCTTTATGAATTGTCCCGCCGCATATGAGTTTGGCCAACTGAAATCGTTTATCAGGACATTGCCTGATCCACTGGCATTGATCTCGAGGTCAGCATTCAGAGTGTTGACCGTGATCTGGTTGTCCTTGATGTTGAGCTGGCCAGCGTTGATCTCCGTGTTTGTGAAGGACACCGTGGCGAAGGTTCCAGCGGCTGGTGTGGCGGCGCCTATCACTGTGTCGTCAATGGTGCCTGAATCTAGATCGATGTTTGAAATCTGTGTGGAGCCCGTGCCATTGCCTGACAGCACTAGGTGGTCATTGGATCTGGTGACCTTGATCACGTTGTCCGTGAGGTTGATGCTGGAGTCTATGGTGAGATTACTGACGTTGACCACTCCCGTGCCACCTGGCGTAAGATTCAGATCCGCGTTTGAACTGGTCCCTATTATGTTGTCATTGAACGTGAGGCTGTCTATCGTTGTGGAGCCCGCGAAAGATGTTGCCCCTGACACTGTTGTCAAACTGCCTAGAGTTGACAAACCACTGACATCCAATGTCCCGGTTGTGGTCAGGTTGTCATTGCCAAAACTGATGGCACCTGTTGTGTCAGTGATGGTGCCACTGCCTGCAGTCATTGTGCTACCGATGGCCATGCTCGAGGCCGACGTTGTAAGGTCCTCATTTCCAAAATCTATGGCCCCAGATGCACTGGTGATTGATCCGTTGGCCAGCGTTAGATTACCTATAGTGGAACCTGTTGCCCTGGCGATTGTACCTGTCGTGGTTACGTTCTCATCGCCGAAACTGATGGCACCTGATGAATCCGTTATGGATCCGTTCGCTACAGTAAGTGTGCTGTTGATGGCAATGGACGTTGCAGTCGTTGTCAGGTTCTCATTGCCAAAACTTATGGCACCACTTGAATCCGTTATGGAACCATTTGCTAAAGTCAGGTTACCAAAAGTGGAACCAGAGCCGGCTGTTATTGTTCCTGTTGTGGAAAGGTTTTCATTTCCAAATGCTATTGCACCACTTGAATCTGTTATAGAGCCATTTGCGAATGTAATATTGCCAAGGGCTGATCCAGTCCCGGCTGACAGTGTTCCTGTTGTTGTCAGATTCTCATTGCCAAAACTAATGGCACCTGTTGAATCAGTTATGGATCCATTTGCGTATGTTTGTGTTGCGAAAACTGATCCTGTTGGGAATGTTTGTGCACCACTGAATGTGAATGTACCACCAAAGGTAGCGGAGCCGTCCACTATTAAGTTTTCATTTATGTTTATACTTGTTGAATCTGGTGCACTTATAGATGTTCCACTGAAAGCAAGTCCGCCTATGATCACCTTGCCCGCGCCATTGGGTGTAATTTTCAGGTCATCGTTTGATCTGGTCGGTTTGATGTTGTTGTCTTCGAAAGTAAGGGCGGGGAACACAACGTTTCCTGTGCCCGAAGGTGAGAGCACGATGTCCGCATTTGAAGATTCCGATGTGATATTATTTCCTCTGAATTTTATATCACCCACATGTGCCGGAAGAGCATAAACTTCTGTGAAGTTAGCGTTTATCTTACGACCAGCGTTCCTGATAGTATCACCTGTCCCATCATCAGCCAGTGCGCCTATGTCTATTAGTTCTTGTGCCATATCGACTAATATTTAGCGGTTTTTATGATTTGATAAATCTGCCTACGGAGAGATGTTCTTGAACGGGTGGTCACTGGGTAGATTTCCCGTCAGACCCCACTTATGAGCCAGGTATCCCTCAGCCTTTTGGAACTCCGTTATGTCAGTTCCGCCCGTGCCCGGCAGTGCGCCTACCACGAAGAATTCAGCAACCCTGCCATCCAACCTCTCGTTGGCCCTGTTTCGCATGATCCTC